GAAAGTTGATGAATCAGTTAATGAAGGCATGTCTAAGGAGGCATTATACAGTCAAATAAGAGACATTATAGATTCTTTAGATAGTGGTGAGTCAGATGGTATTCCTCTCGATAATGAAACCGAAATGCTACTTCAACAGGAACTTCGTAGATTAAGAAAGATAATGAAATCTTTAAAAGAAGGCTCATTAACAAAGATTAATACGACATTAGAGAAAATTTATAAAAGTATTAAATAATGCCAGCATCTAAATCTAAAGCAGACTTATACAGAGGTGGATCATCTTCGACTGATATCACTACAAACCAAAATTTTGAATTAAGAAATAACGCCGGTAATACTTACTTTAATATTGAAGGGCAAAACGGTACTGCTTTATTTAATACTGCTACTATTACCTCATTAGTAAATTGCTCAGTGGTAAGTGGTTCTATGAGTGCCGGATTTTCTGTAAATGGTATGTCTACAGCTTCTTTCACCTTAAATCTAGGGGGAGTTACTATTGCAAAAGAAAATATTAGATTTATAGCTACTAATTCTAAAGTATACAGCACAGGTGATTCTACTGCTTCAGGATCATTTTTTGGGATTGATTTCCTCAGATCAAATGCATGACGTCATAATTTCGTCATATTAAAATTTGGAGTCACAGGAGACTGTTCGTATATTTACGGGGTAAGGTTGCAGCAGCAGCCAGAATTAAATAGAAACCTAAATAATTAGTTATGGAAGATTTAATGTTTTCAAACGATGTGAACTCAGAGTTCATGACCCGCGAGCAAATTCAAGAAGCTTGCCCAGTTGCCTTTTCAGAAACTCCAAGTAGTGAAGTTTCTAAGCACTACACCCACATTCCTACAGATCGTGTTATTGACGATATGGAAAAACTTGGATGGGGTGTTATTGATGCTAAACAAGTATCAGCTCGTAAGAAAGCTACTAAAGGCTTCCAAAAACACATGCTCGTTTTCCGTCACCCAGATTTGATGGTTGAGGGAAAAGATGGAGATGATGTTTGGCCTCAAATCATCATGACTAATTCCCACGATGGTAAAAATTCATTTACCTTCCAGGCAGGAATGTATCGATTTGTATGTTCTAATGGATTGGTAATTGCCGATCAAGAGTTTGGGAAAATGAAAATCCGCCATATGGGTTATGATTTTGAAGCTTTGCGTGGAACCATCGGAGAAATGGTTGAGAAATTGCCTCTTACAGTTGAGAGCATGAATAAGTTTAAAGGTACAGAATTGACTCAACCCCAAAAATATGATTTGGCTAGGAGAGCAATTGCAACTCGATTTAAGCTACAAAAAGATCAAAAAGTCGATCAAGTTTATAAGATTGATTTGGATGAAGTATTGAGGCCCGTCCGTAAAGAGGATGCAGGAGATGACCTGTGGAGTGTATTTAATCTTGTTCAGGAAAAAGTTGTTGAAGGAGATTTTGAATATGTTTCGGGTGTTAAAATGCGTAAAGCTCGTAAAATTAAGAACTTTAAGCAGGATTTGGATGTTAACCAGAAGCTTTTTGAAATTGCAAAGGAATTTGCAGCGTAAAAAAGCAGTTGCCATGTTGTTTAAGGGGGGAGTTGCCGCTCCCCCCAATAACACTAAATAATATAATTATGGGACTTAAAAATAAATATACTTCTCCTAAAGTTGAACTCCTTAATAAACTTAAAATTGGGAATGAAACTAGAGTTCTTAAAATAGAACTTATAGAAACTTCTAAGGTAAGAGATCATTATATCTACGAATGTCAATATGTTGAAAAAAAGAATATCCATCAAACATATATTATTGCGGTAGATATTGAAGACGCTATAAGTCGTCTTGCAGAAATGGTTAAAATCCCGAGCGCTAATACTAGACATTTTATTTTAGGTAATGAAACTCTTTATGTTGATGAAAAGAAATCAGACAGTTGAATTCGTAATGGAAAAAGCAGGACAATGGGGACTAAGATCAGAAGTAAGAGCTGAAGCTCTAGCTTTGATCAAAGAAGATCCAACCCTAGACACGGGTTCTGCGTATATTATGGCGGCTCGTGATTGGGATGTATTGTGAATTTTAGAACAGTAAAAAATAAAAAAGTTAATCCTGTTAATTACACAGCTAAGATAATCCAGGATAATCCTTTTGTTGAAACACATATTGGAACTGATTCTCAAAGAGTTGGTTCTAATATTAATTATGTAACAGCTATTGCATATCGTTACCCAATGAGAGGGGTTCATTATATTTATTGTAAAGAAAAATTTTTTCTAATTAAAGATGATTGGATTAGATTATGGATGGAGACCGAAATGACAATGCAAATAGCAGAAAAACTTTCCAATAATCTTCCAGGGATTCGTTTTGAAATTGATATGGATTATAATGATGATGAATATTATATGAGTAATAAATTGGTATCAGCTGCTAGGGGTTGGGCACAATCTTTTGGTTATAAAGTTAATATAAAGCCTAATAAACAAATAGCAACACGAGCCGCAGACTATCATTGCAGATGAATTATTGGACATATACAACAACATATAAAAATTTAGAAATTAACTATATTTATACACATGGAACACCGACTAATAAAGGCTCTGAAAAAACAGGCAGAAGCAGACAAAGAAGAAGCACTACTTACCTTAGAAACCCTACTACATTCACCGGCTGGCATTGGTGAACATACCTCAGGGCATTTTTTAGAGGAGGGGCAAAAAGCACTTCAAAAACTAACTGATGCTGAGGATCAAATCGAAACTTTGAAATTACACTTTGGACATTAATAAAATATTTGGGTCATTCAATTCATCATCTAGGGATGAAGGGAGTCTGTCTTCCTTTACACCCCCTAAAAGAATATCTGTAGTTGATGAAAATAGCCCCTCATATAAATTAGGAATGTTTCGGAAATTAATTTTAAACTATTTAAATTATACTACCCAAGTAATAGGTTTATTTGATAAAGCAGACCCAACGTTAGATATAAAGGATATTAAAAGAGTAGGTGAATTTATGCTTTATGAAAGAGCATATGATTATATTAAAGATATAGATTTACAAGATAAAAAACACATTAATGCTTTATTTAGAGAAGCTAAAAATTCTAAAATAGATTTTGAATCCGCTTTAAATAAAAGTATAGACCATTTCGAAAATTTAGAAGAATATGAAAAATGTGCAGTTCTCAAAAAATACCTTGATTTTTTAAATTTTTCATCGTAACTTCGTTATAAACAATAAAAATTATGCAATATAGACAACACATTCAGAGGAAACTTGAAAACCTCGAAGCAAAATTAAAGCACGTTGAATACCATAATGGTAGAGGGAATCGACAGGAAGTGGAATCCGCTAAAAAACAGTGTGAAGATTTAGTTGAAGAGATTAAGGCGGCAGTTGAGCGAGAGCCGATGTCACCTAATGAACAGAACAAAGTATGAACCTAACAGCTGAACAAATTCAGGGGAATTGGGATGAATTCACTGAAAATATCCACAAGTATATTACAGGGGGGAGGAAGGAAAAACTTCTTGGGTTTTATAGAAAGTACGAAGAGCGCATTATGATAATGCCTGCTGCCCATAAAAAAGAATATCATAATTCATTCCCAGGAGGATATGTTGAACATGTTAATCGGGTAGTACGTTGTGCTATTAAACAATGTCAATTGTGGGAAGAAGAAGGAGCAGATATGACTACTTTTACTGTAGAAGAATTAGTGTTTTCTGCTATTAACCATGATCTTGGAAAAATGGGGGATGAAGACAATGAATCTTATATCCCACAAACCGATAAATGGAGAAAAGAAAAACTAGGCGAGGATTATATGTTTAATAAACAAGTCCCGTTTGCTTCTGTTCCTGATAGAGGTTTATTTATGCTTCAATCTCATAATGTTAAATATTCATTTAATGAAATGCTTGCAATCCAAACTCATGATGGGTTATATGATGTGGCTAATGAAAAATATCTTAAAGCATATATGCCCGAGCAAAAACCACGTACTTCTTTACCATTCATTTTACACCAGGCGGATATGATGGCGGCTCGTATTGAATTTGAAAGAGAATGGTTACCTAAATTTAAAAATTCCGTGCCTCCCCAGGAGAAAAATTTTATATTGAACACAGAGTCTAAAAAATCAACTAAAGACAAAGCACTTTCCCAACTTGAAAGTAAAGGTCTTAAAGATTTATTTGATAAATTATGATAGAAACAGTAGTCATCAGTATATTAGGGATATTAGTTGTAGTCTTAGGATTTACAACTCGTAATCTCTTACGTAAGAATGAAAAGCAAGAAGATATTCTTGCAGGATATATTACTTACTTAGATCAATTTAGTCGAATTATAGAAATCTCTGATGAGAAGCTCAAGAAAATTGATGAGCGTGGTATTTTTAAAAGTGATGACGAAATAGGTTTCATTTTTCAGCAAATTACAGATCTTCAGGGAATTCTATCTAAATTTAGGATAGATAAATTATGAGCACATTACCCCCTAGAAAAAGGAAGAAGAAAACCAAAAATATGTATTTTACCCAGGATACAGAGGATGCTATTGTTAGATACAATGGCTCTTCTGATCCCGAGGAAAGAAGTAGAATTTATCAGGAAGGAATCCATTATGGATTTTTTAAGCTTACGGAAAATATTATACATACCTTTAAATTTTATTATACAGAGGTAAATGAAATTGAACATCTTCAACATGAAGTAATTACATTTCTATTAGATAAAATTCATTTATTTGATCCTACACGTGGAACCAAAGCGTTTTCATATTTTGGTACGATTGCAAAGCGGTATTTAATTATACAAAATACTAAAACTTACAAAAAACGAGTAGATAAAGCCCCAGTGGATGAATTACACCATAATTTAAAATACTCATATGATATGGATTATGATCCTATGGAAAAGGATAAGGATTCTATTTTTATGGATGAGTATATTAAATATTGTAATTCAATCCTTACGGATTTATTTCCTAAATTAAGGGATGCTCAAATAGCAGATGCTATTTTATCTATTTTTGCTTCCAGAGATCAGTTGGATGTATTTAATAAAAAAGCACTATACATCTATATAAGGGAAATGGTTGATGCCAAAACTCCCCAAATTACTAAAGTCGCCAGTAAATTAGGAGATATTTATAAAGCCCATTATCTCTTTTATAAAGAAAATGGATATACTAATTTTAAAGATACTTCATATTTATAAATAAAATAAATATGGGGCAGTTAGACAAAAATATATTTGGTAAAAAAAAATTCTCTAATATTTTAGAAGAAATTTATAACAATCAAAAGAAAAAAGAAGAACAAATTTCAACTCTTATATCGGAGCTAAAACCTTTAATACAGGATATTGGAGATGCTACTTTAGTTGTTCCTCTTCTTAAAGAGTATTTAGAAATTTCTGTTAAGAATGATGAGCAGCTTATTAAAATGGCTACTATTGCTCAACGTGCTATCCAAAGTGATGGAGTTGATGATGGGAATTTTGGTATGACTGAAGATGAGAAACAGCAATTACTAAATGAAGTAAAGAAATTCAAAGACGATAAGAAATAATGCCTAAGTTAAACTATGGTATAGGGGGGTTCGCTAATTATGCTAGAAATTTAGTTAGTGACACCGTAGATTCAGCTATTCCTAAAGAACTTAATAGTTTTAGAGTAAAGGATATTATTTTAGATGAAAATCACCCCCACTTTAGTACTTATGGAGAATGGGCTTCTATAGGTATGGTTTTAATAGAGGATGTAACTAATCCTAGTGAAAATAAGGATGCTATAAGAGTAGCATACCCTTTATTTCCTAATATAAAGCATTATCCTTTATTAAATGAAATTGTTGCAGTAATAGATCTCCCAGATAGTAAGTTAGAGGAAGCAGGGAATTCTAAAATATCTTATTATTTTCCCCCTATAAATATTTGGGGCACACCCCACCACAACGCTATTCCCGGTACATCTAATCCACCTTTTTCATTAAATAAAAGTATTTCTCAAGTATTGGGGGGTAGCCCTAATAAAACTACCAACGAGACTATAGAACTTAAATTAGGAAAAACTTTTATAGAACAATCTAATATAAATCCTTTAAAACCCTTTGAAGGAGATCATATAATAGAAGGAAGATTTGGACAATCCTTAAGATTTGGTAGTAGTGAAGGTATATCTCCTATTACTAAAATAAGAAATGGGCAGGGTGAAGAAACAAGTGAGGGATGGAATACTATTGAAGAAGATATAAACTTAGACAAAGCTTCTATATATCTAACTTCTAACCAACCAATAGAACTAGAACCTAATACCTTTAATTATAATTCTTATTCATCCCCACCCGAATTAATTCCTAGTTATGCACAAAACCAAGTTTTAATAAACTCAGGAAGAGTAGTATTAAATTCTAATATTGATAGTGTTTTAATTAGTTCAGCTAAATCTATAAATCTAAATTCTCAGGATACCATTAATATAGATAGTAAAAATTCATTTACAATAAATTCTCCTAACATATTATTAGGGGATAAAGGAGCAACAGAACCCCTATTAAAGGGTGATATTACTATACAATTATTATCTGAATTAGTAGGGGAATTAAGGAAATGGATGAGTCAATTTAATAATAATCCTTCTCCTTACATGGCTTATATGATCGCTTCAACTACCCCATTAATTAGTACTTTAGTTTCATTAAAGAATGATTTAGAAACCAAAACAAAATCTAAAGTAAGCAAAACTATATAATGGCTAAAATCGAAGAAAATATAATTAACAATTCTACCCCCGGGGAATTTAAAAAAAAAGGAATTGAAGCTTTAATTGTACTAGTAACAAATCAGGCTATGTTATTTTCTGATAGATTAATACCTTCTTTAGAGAAACAGTTAGTTAAGGTTGAGGGTGATTGTCCTACTCGAGAGGAATTATCTAAAGTGATTTCTATTAGAAATAACATATTAGATCAAGCTAATAATATATCTAAAATTCTTAAGGGAGTAACATTTACAGTTAATTTAGCTAAATTGGGTATAAACACTTTAGTAAAGTTAATAACTGCCCTAAAAAGAGGTAGAGTAGCAGTATCCATAATAGCAAAATTTATTCCATTCGGTCTCCCAGGTGCAATCCCAGCTTCTTTAAATGATTTAGATACTCTTATTACTAGTCAAACTTTTGATAAATTTGGAAACCCTAAAATTCCACCCATTAAAACTGCTGTAAATAGCATTTCAATCCCATTAGCATTAATATCATTTTATATTAATGAATTTATTGTAAAACTAAAATTATTAGACGATAATATTAATAAATGCCGTAATGTAATTCTACCCCAACCCGATGAGGCACTAGTAGAAATTTCTACTGTACAAAGACAAGCTGAGGAAAGTGTAAATTTATCTACTTACCAAGGTTTTATTTTTGAAATTGAAGAAGTTCCATTTTCACCTACTATAAATAGAAAAAGAGCTTTAGGAAAAAACGATGATGGAATTACTTTAATCCAAACCGAACTTTCTTTCACCCCATCAGACAAAGTATTAATAAATGAGTTAAAATTCATTATTGATAGAGATAATTTAAAAGCTTATTAAATATAATATTTATAATCAATGAAATCGCAAGTACTTAAAAATTTAATTAAAGAATCTGTTAGAGAAGTAATTCAAGAAGAATTAAAAGAAATCTTATTAGAAGCAGTTAGAGCTCCAAAACAAGTTATTTCTTCTCCAACTTCTTCACCTATGGAAAATAAACCAATTAGTGAAGATAAAAGAGCAGCCTATGCTAATATTTTAGGGGAAACAGCAGGACAGCTTACTAGCCAAGATGTCAACCAATTTAATCCCCAAGGAATAATGCCCGGGGGGGATTTACCTCAAGGTAATGTAGGCATGGATCAAATCATGGGTCTTTTAAAACCCACTAAATAATGGCAATAGAAGTAGGAAATATACCAGCATTTGATCAAACCCCATCCATTGGATTAGGGTTAGCCCTTCCTTTTAAATCTCTTGCAACCTCCGGTTCTGATTCTGTTTTTAAGATTAATTACACCAGCGCCGAGCAAGTAAAATTTAATATGATCAATTGGTTTCTTACTAATAAAGGAGAAAGAGTATTTGACCCCAATTTTGGGGGAAACATATCAACATACCTTTTTGAGCAAAGTGGTCCTTCCGTACTTGAAACTCTAAAAAAAAGCATAGAAGATGATATAGCTTTAGTGTTTCCTGTGGTTGAATTAAAAGAAGTTATAGTTACAGAAAGCTTAGATGGGCATACTATCAAAGCTCAAATATTCTACTCAGTATTTTCAAGTGTAGATCAATTTATAGAACTTAACATACCATTATAATGTCATACGATTTAATAAATAGTAATAACGGAATTAATAGAAATATTAAATACATTAATAAGAATTTTTCTGATTTTAGATCAAATCTTATTGGGTTTGCTAAAACTTATTTTCCTAATACTGTTAATGATTTTAGCCCTTCCTCACCTGGAACTATGTTTATTGAAATGGCTTCATATGTGGGTGATGTTCTTTCATTTTACACAGATAATCAAATACAAGAAAATTTTATTCAATATTCTAAACAGTTAAATAATTTATATGATTTAGCTTACATGATGGGGTATAAACCTTCTGTAAGTACTGCTGCAACTACTCAAATTGAATTATTTCAAACTGTACCCGCTATATACGATGCTAGTACAGATGAAAATGTACCTGATTTTAAATATGCCTTAGCTATATCTGAAAATACTCCCATACGTGGAGGAGAAGGGCCCACTTTTTTAACCCAAAACAAAATTGATTTTAGTGAATCTAGCTCATTAGACCCTACAACAATAAGCGTATATGAAATCTCAGGAGAACAACCAGTTTCTTTTTTATTGAAAAAAACTACTAAAGCTATCTCTGCTACTATTAGCACAACCACAATAACAGTAGGAGAACCTGAAAGATTTTTTACTCATAATATTAATACTCAACAAGTTTTAGGGATTTTAGATGTTGTTGATAGTGATGGGAACGAATGGAATGAAGTGGATTATTTAGCTCAAGAAACAGTATTTGAAACTATTAAAAATACTAATCCTTTTGTTACTGACCCTAATACTCAAGCTGACTCTTCAGAAGTAGGAGATTTATTAAGGTTAAAAAAAGTTTCTAAAAGATTTGCATCTAGAATTATAAGTAACAATAATGTTAATGATGGAAGTGCTACTTTGCAACTTCAATTTGGTGCGGGTACTACTGAAGACTTTGATGAGCAAATCATTCCTAACCCAGATAATGTGGGAATAGGATTACCCTCAACACAGGATAAACTTAAAACCGCATTTGCTCCTTCTAATTTTATGTTTACTAAAACATATGGTATAGCTCCTTCTAACACAGTTTTAACTGTGAGATATTTAACAGGTGGGGGTGTTGCAGCTAATGTAGCCGCTAATACTTTAACTGATATAACTAAAGCGGGGAATGTTCTTCTTACAACCTCAAATAACCTAGATGCTACTTTAGCTCAAGAATCTTTTAATTCCTTAGTTGCAAACAATCCAAATGCTGCTACTGGGGGAGGGGATGGAGATACTGTTCAAGATATAAGGAAAAATTCATTGGCTAATTATGCGGCCCAATTAAGAAGTGTAACTCAAGATGATTACTTAGTAAGGGCATTAAGTATGCCTTCTCAATATGGATCCCTAGCTAAAGTTTATATTGAATCTCAAAAATATGACAGCCTCCTCCCAGGAGAAGAGCCATCTGTTTTAGATTTATGTGTCTTAGCTTATAATGATAACACTAATTTTGTAAATGCTACACCAACATTAAAACAAAATTTATCTACTTATCTTTCTCAATATAGAATGATAAATGATTCTGTTAGGATTAAAGATGCTTTTATTATTAACATAGGTGTTAATTTTGAAATTGTAGTATTACCTAATTTTAATAGTAACGAAGTACTTACCCAATGTATCCTTAAGTTACAAACTTATTTTGATAATAAAAATATGCAAATTAACCAACCTATATTGCTTAGTGAGTTATTTGCTCTTTTAGGATATTCAGAGGATTTAAAAGGAGTACAAAATGTAAAAAGCATTGAAATAGTTAATAAAGTAGGTGAAAGTTCAGGTTATTCTCAATATGCCTATGATATTAAGGGAGCAACTCAAAATAATGTAGTTTACCCATCTCAGGATCCCTCAGTTTTTGAAGTTAAATTTCCTAATACAGACATAAAAGGTAGAGTAGTACCATTATAATATAAACCATGGCAGTATATAAATTATTTCCCGAAAAAGATTCAACTATATATTCTGAGTTTCCTACTCTAAATACGGGGTTAGATGAAATTATAGAAGCTTCTACTTTTTACAATTCTTTACTTCCTCAAGTAAGTAGGTATGTAATTAAATTTTCTCAAACAGAAATAGAAGATATAGTAGATAATAAAATTGGTACTAAAAACTTCCAAGCTAATCTTAAAAACTATATAGCAAATGTTACTGGAATTAATGCTGAAACTACTTTAGAAGTTTACCCAGTTTCAGGTTCTTGGAATATGGGGACCGGGAGATACTCAAATGATCCTATTACTACTAATGGGGTATCTTGGAAATTTAGACTTACATCGGGATCAGGTGAATGGCCCACATCATTTCAACCTTATGTTACAGCTTCTTATACCGAAGCAAATACGGGTGGAGGAACTTGGTATACAGGATCAGGTTTAGGGTTAAACGTAACTCAATCTCAAATATTAGATTACGCTAGTGAAAAAGATTTAAATGTTGATGTTACTAATACTATTTTAACTTGGGTCAGTTCTTCTAATAGTTTAGGAGGATTTCCTAACGATGGGTTTTTAGTTAAACAATTGGATTCAGATGAATTTATTGCCGATAGGGATTATGTTACTACTGTTAAATATTTTTCTATAGACACTCACACTATTTACCCGCCACAGCTCGAATTTAAATGGGATGATTTTATATATAACACTGGATCATCGTCTAATACGGAAATTGATACCGCTCGCATGGTCGCTACGTTAGATAATAATAATGGAACATTTAGAAGGGATAGTGTTAAAAAAATTAGAATTAATTCTAGGCCTCAATTCCCCCAAAGGGATTTTGAAACAGGCTCATCGTATACTAAATGCCATTATCTTCCTACAGCTTCATTTTATGCTGTAAAAGATTTAGACACTAATGAATTTGTAATTGATTTTGATACTACTTATACTAAAATTAGTGCAGATAGTGAAAGTAGCTATTTTACTTTATACATGAATGGGTTAGAACCCGAAAGGTACTATCAAATTTTACTTAAAGTAAATATTGATGGAGAAACCTTAATATTAGATGATAATTATTATTTTAAAGTTATAAATGGATAATAATATAAACACATATGACTCAGGGAGTGCTTTAAATCTAAGGAAAAAATTATATGATAAAGAAGCTTACCTTAATACCATTAATACTCAATTTAATGAATTACTCCCCCCTTCCCTTCCTACCCCAGTAGAAGAAGTAACAACTGTAGATGAATTTTTTCAAATATACGAAAGTTTATTTTATGAAATTCCAAAAGAAGGTAGTGTAAATTCTCACGAATTTTTAATAAAACAAAGTACAGAATATGTTGGCTCACAAGGGTTAGCAAATGAAATACAGGCACTTTTAGATGAGATAACTTTTTTAAGACAAGAGAATCTTACTTTACAACAAAACATTATTGATTTAATAGAAGATGATAACATTAACCCCACTGAATAATCCTGAAGGAGCTATCCAACAAGAATATAGTTCTTCTCAAGAAGCGCTTATTCCTGTGGTGGACTCTACTTCAGAGTTTAATCCGGTAACGGATCAAGTTATATTTTCTGTTGAAACTGTTACAGGAGAATTATTACAAAGTGGAAAAGTTTCTAACTTTACAATTAGAAATTATGAAAATACTTCAAACGAAGATCAAATTTCCTCAGTTGTAGTATTTCCTATTAGAGATTTACAAAATAGTGGATATAATATAGGAGTATATAATGTGTATTATAACTTTTATAGAACAACTTTAAAGTCGGATGAATATAAATATTTTATTCAAGAAATATCTCCCACTAGAACTGAATTAAGATTATCTGCTAATAATGTTTCTAGTGAAGAAATTAATTTATTAGTAGAAGAATTTAAATCTACTTTAGAAGGTAAGGCATTTAAAGATTTTTATATTAATATTAATGGGTCTTATTATATAGCTAATAATATTACAATAGATAGCACTTCAGTACCTAGTACTATATTAGTAAAATTATATCAACCCCTTCCTCCATCTATTTTAGTTAACTCTCAATTACAAGTAGTATTAGAAACAGCAGAAACAGTAGGATATAGTCTAAATTTACCTCCTAAACCTATTACTGTAGAAGAAGATATTGTATATCTTAAGGGACCAAATTTTAACTACCAAATTTCTGATCAAATTAATAATTCTACTGAGTTAAAAAATTATGATTCATTAGTAGAAATTTCCCAATTAAGTTCATCTTATAATGAACTAGAAAATATTTTAAATGAAAAGGGTATAAATATTAATATAGATTATACTGAATTTGCTAATTTTGTTCAATATAGCTCAGCTGAAGAAAGATTATTAAATTTTTATTATAAAGTAGGACAAATTGAAGGATATAATAACAGTATTAACAGTATTAACACTATTACAGGTTCAACTTCTTCTTCTTTACAAATATCTGCAAGTAGGGGTACTTACGAAGCTCAGATAACAGATATTATTCAAAATTTTGATGGTTATGAAAATTATCTTTACTATACTTCAGGATCTTTATCCTATCCTAAATCTAATGCTAACCAACCTTATTTATTACAATCTACTGGGAGTACAGAAGTATTAAATTGGTTAGGAAGTAAAGATGAAGCTACATCTGAATATGGAGGTAGAATATTTTCGGCATCCCAATATGATAATGAAAACCAAGATAGTTTAATAAACACTATTCCAGACTATTTAAGGAATGACTCGGATAACTCAGGTTATGAATTATTTTTAAATATGATAGGGCAGCATTTTGATATAGTTTATTCTTATATTAATACTATTACTGAAAGATATAATGGTGATAATAGATTGGATTTTGGTATATCAAAAGATTTAGTATCTGATGCTTTAAGAGGGGCAGGATTAAAATTATATCAAAATAATTTTTCATCTGATGATTTATATGCTTCTTTATTAGGTGTAAATGGGTCAGGAAGTTTATTAGCTCCTACTGGTTCTGAGGTAATAGAAACTTACATCTCGGCTTCTAATGTAGCTATTCCTTTAAACAATGTAAATAAAGGAACTTATAAGCGTTTATATCATAACTTACCTTATCTTTTAAAGAAAAAGGGAACGGTTGAAGGATTAAGAGCCTTAATAAATTGCTTTGGTATCCCTGATACAATTCTTAGAATATCTGAATTTGGAGGGAAAGATAAAACTAACTCTAATGATTGGGATTACCAACAATCTAAGTTTAATTATGGTTTAACGGGTACAGATGTGACTTTATCTGCTACTGCTTTAAATTCCGCATTTGATGGGGGGTTAAATGATATTAGTTTTAGATTTAAATACATAAGTGGTGCTCTCCCTCCTAATGGAAATGTTTTAATAGCTGGTACTATTGGGAGTGAAAATATAAATCTTCAATATGCAGGAGGAGGAATGGTTAGTGCTAGTTATTCAGGATCTATAGTTTCACAAAGTGTCTACGATGGGGTATTTAGGGTAGGATCAAATGAGGTAACAGCTTCTTTCTTTAATGGGGAGTGGTGGACAGTAGGTGTTGGTAAAACTAAATTAAGAACAGGAACTAAGATATATAATGGAAATGATGGTTTTAAAATTGGATTTACTACTTCTTCGGTAGGTCCCTCATTAACTTATGGAACTGGGATGACTTTGGTAGGTGCTGATAGTAAATTAGCATTCCAAGAATTAAGATTATATAGCAAAGCAACTACTGATTCTCAATTTAATGACTTAGTAATGAATCCTCTTTCAATTGAAGGAAATTCATTTACTTCATCAAAAGATGAACTAGCATTTAGAGCCCCATTAGGAGCAGAACTCGATACAGGTAATAATGCATTATCGACTAATTATTCATCGATTCACCCCGCTATTACAGGTTCATCTGTAACCCAATCCTTTTCAGCAAATAGTAATTACCAATTTGTAAATGGTGCTGTTACATATATTAGCAACTCAGAATTTATCTATTATGACCAACCCGCAGTTGGTATTAAAAATAGAATTTCTGAAAAAATAAGAACCCAATCTAAAGTTCTCCCTGAAGTAGGAAATACTTTATCATCTTATAGGAGTATTCAACAAAATTACCCACAAAGTTCTAGTAATTATACTAAGGATATAAATTATGTTGAAATTGCATTCTCTCCTCAAAACGAAATTAATGATGATATTAATAATAGTTTTGGATATTTTGATATAGGCGAATACATAGGTGATCCTAAACAATTTAATTCATCCTCATATTCATATCCTGATTTAGATAAATTAAGAAATGATTATTTTGACAAATATTCCAAAAATTATAATTGGAAAGATTATATAAGACTTATTAAGTATTTTGATAATTCCTTATTTAAAATGGTACAAGATTTTGTACCTGCAAGTTCCGGATTAGCCTCAGGGGTTGTAATTAAACAACACTTATTAGAAAGAAATAAACAACGACCTGCTCAAGCTGAAACATCCCAACATGATTATAGTGCTTCTATAGAATCTGGGTTCATTAGTGGGGGGCAAGGAGGAGCATTTGATGCTATAAATTTTCCAACTTCTTCTAAAGAATTTATAAATGGAGTTTCCCCTCAAGTTACTCAAAGTTGGGTTTATGATGTTGACACTCCTTATGGTATAGCGGCCTTTACTCAGTCTTCTCAAGAGGAATTTTATGATGGAGAATTTAGTGGCAGTGAATTTACTGCTTCTTCGGGAGAATTAAATCCATCAAATACAAGTAAAAAAGCTAATGTAATAGAAATAAATTATGATGTATTTTTCTTTAGTAGTAGTACTTCTCCTTTACCTCCATTTCAAAGTGCTTTCCAAGGTCCTCTACAAGGGGAATTATATTTATGGTACGATACTGGAAGTTTCTTAAGTACGGGGGAGGGAAGTTCTCCTCAAGGTCAAATTCAACAACTCCCTAACGCATTAGGCGGAGGATAAAAAATAAATTAAATGGCAACACCACCACCAGATAATCCTAATTATGGTCAAGTTTTTACTAAAGGGATAAAGTATATTAAGATTAATAAACTTGATAAAGATGGAGAAGATTTTGGACCTCAATTAGCTATTGCCGATAGTCTTAATCTTAAATATCCTGATATTGGGAATGTTCAATACAATATATTAACTACACAAGATCAAGGAGGGCACTATTTAATGGGGGTAGTTGCTAATGAAAATACATCTTCTCTTAATGAAATTAGAAATTGGGATTTAGATTTAGCTAGAGGTACTTTAAGTAAAACCTTAAACCCTTTTGATGTAGCTGTATGGAATAACGCTAACGACTCGGGATTATATGTTATAGGAGCTAATCCCCAAAATTATTACAACGATGCTACAGATGTATACACCTTAAACGCTCCTAACATCCCTGTATCTGTAACATCTAGTATCCAGGTAAGTAATTTTAGTGGATTTGGTGGTAATTATTTTTCTTTATTAGTTCCTACCCAATCCATAGATGCCTTTATAGAAGGATTTGATTATACTCAATTTGATCAATTAGGAATTCAAGTTTTAAATACTATACCTGTTAGTGCAAATGGTTTAGCCTCAGCTCAAAATATATTTAATGCCACATCAGGGGGTCCATGTTTCTTTGCGGGTATGTATATAGCTTTTAGTGGAGCTATTACTTTAATCCAAACCCAAATAAATTTTAACCAATCTATTGCTGCAAATAGCACCAATAATGATATAATAATAAACATTAACCCAGAAATTGGTAATTTTGAATATTCTGATTTTAATGCTACATTAGGGAATGCTAGTTTTCCTCAATTTTCTTCAGTATTTCAAAAGATAGATTATTCTAGTAACCAAGGACTTACTCCTATTAATTTAGGTTTAATTATTAGTGGATCTGCTCCTAGAGCTACAGTTCAAGACTCTAACTATTCTCAAAATGGGTGGTCTAATGGAAGATATAAAGGGAGTAAAGTCAGTTCAATAGATTTTAATTAATAAGACATGCCAACACAAGCTATAGCACAACAAACCCCATCCCCTCAAGCAACAAGTTTAGAGCAGGAACAGTTAAATAATTTTTTAGGTCCTGTTAATGGTGCTTTAGGTGGGTTACCTGTTGCCGAAAGAACCAGTGAATATTTTGCAGTATATACAGGAGCAGGAGGAACAGGTCCCGAAATTATAGATCAAACTGCTGTTTTTATTAGTTATTTAGTAGATGCTAAAGGTAATTTAAGTAAACCTTCAACAGAATATGTTTCTCTTGATAATTTAATTCAAAATTTTGAAGTTGGGAAAAATGTTGTCCTTAGAAATAGTACTCCTTCGAATTCAAGTGGTAATATTTTTGGAAAACAAAAGATAACAGGTATAGGAAGACAAGTTCCAATTTTGTATTCTGCAACTGGGTCTACTGCCGGGGCTAATATTGATACATTAAATTTTGATGGCAGTCTTAACCAATCAACCCCTAATATGTTAGGGAATATGACTAAACCAAATATTAACCCTGATAGTAGTTATGCTGACTATCAAACTATTACTGGGTATAGTACTCCTACTATAGAACCTGACCCTTTAGTGGCAACATATAATAATACAAATGGAACATATTCTGTAATTAGCAATGGATTAGGGGATGTTCAATTTTTTAAAATTAAAATTTTAGCACAAATTTCAAATAATAATGATGATGATAGTTTTGCTGTAGATTTTAGCATTAGAAGAGATGGTAGTGAAGTAGCAACTAAAAGCTATACAGTTCCTGATGATGATTCATTAAATATTGCTAATGGGAATGATCCATTTGAATTTTTTGTTTTTGGAAATGGTTTAGCTGGTAACCCAGTTTTTGATGTTCAAGTAAGATTCCCTAATGGTGGAATTGATAATTTGTTTATTGATTTTATTCGACTACAAGTTTCTGCTCAAAGTCCACTACCTGGATTTCCTGATGCTGTCCCCCCTTACTGGTCTACTGGGAGTGATTCTACTAATTTATATTTAACTGCTTCTGCAGAACTTTCTGAAAATTATACTAACATCCAAAATTCACAACCCGTTACAGATTTAGCGAGTGCTAATGATTTTAACCTTTCTGATATTAATGTACCTTTTGAAGTGAAGATTGGTGACAGAATAAGATTTGAATATAATATGGAAACAGATTATATTATATATGAAATAATTGAACCAGGTGCAGATCCCGAAGGATTATTAAGATTAAAATTAAATCAACGCGTACCTGATACAGTCAATAGAGATAACTTTATTCTCCACAGGGTTGATGTGAATGACCCAACCTACATAATATTAGATGTTGCCAAAAACCAATTAAGTCCTGGGAGTTCACCTTTTAAAGGTGTTATACTTCCTGAATTTCCTACTCAAGAATTAAAAGATAATATCGATGATTTAGTTTTAGAATTAAAAGATAAAGGAATATTAGCCGATAGCTAATAGAAAAATAAAATAATAATATTTATAGCCACATATTTATAACCCATGGGATATTTAAACAATTCAGTAGTAACAGTAGATGCCATCTTAACAAATAAAGGCAGAGAACTCTTAGCAAGAGGAGATGGTTCTTTTAGAATCACTCAATTCGCTCTTTCAGATGATGAAGTAGATTATACATTATATAATCCTACCCACCCTTCAGGAAGTGCCTTTTATGGTCAGGCTATAGAAAATATGCCTTTACTTGAAGCTTTTCCTGAGACTACTCAAAATTTAAGGTATAAATTAGTAACTTTACCTAGAGGTACTGCGAAAATGCCTGTACTTGATGTAGGATTTGCTTCTATTACCTTAAAACAAGGAGCATCTTTAGCTATTACTCCTCAAACTTTAAATTATTTAGGTAATAATCAAGTATTTGAAGCCAATGGTTATACCGTTACTATAGCGGATGTTAGAGTATTAAACACCTTTAATGGTGTAGGTATTCAAACTGAAGAAGCTACTCAATTAAACCAAACTGAAACTTTAGGTACAAATGTATCTAAAACTGTTGTAGGTACTACTATTAATTTAACTGCTACTACTGTTAATACTTTATTTGGTACTAGTACTGAATTAAATACCTCACTTCAATTAGTAGGTAGAGATAGTGGAGCACGAATTACAGTCCCAGTAAAAATAACAAAAACTAACTCATAATGTCATTTAAAAGATTAGATCCAGATGATTTCTTAATTAGTGCAGAGAGCATTACTGCAGGAGCTTGGACTGGTAATTCCCCAACTTTAACTCAATTTTTTACTTCTTCAGTACAAGCGTCATCTACTAGTGGAAATTATTATTTAAGTGTTTTTCAAGATGTATCTACTACAGTAGGTTCTGAAGTGCAGTTTAATATTGCATTTGGGGATGCTAATGGATCTGGGTCAGTTTTGTATGACGCAGGTATTAATGGAAAATCCTATACATCTACTGTGTTTGGTCAATGGCAAAATATTGTTTTAGGTGATGAAAATAATGATTTTATATTTGGTGGACATGCTCCTACTCAACAAAGTTTTTATGCCATTACAGTTGATAGATCTAAATTTAAAGGGAGCATATTCCCAGGTACTTTAGATTTAAGAATTCAAAGTTCCAGTGCTTTTAATTTACGATTAACAGAGAATAGTAAAGATGTCTCTACTGTAACCTTTAATGAAGCAGGTAGAGTTTTCCAAATCGTCTCAGGATCAAATGGAGAAGCAGTAGGATCAGGACCAACTCCTTCAGGTGCGGTTGCTAATGGTATGACAGCATCAGGTTCTTATGGATTATTTCTACCAGATATTGGAACTATACTTTTAAATGCAGCTGCCCTAGATTTACCAGGTAGTGCTGGTGGAGCCGAAATAGGGACTTTATTAAATTCTAATACAGCGGATAATAATGCGGGGCGATTATTTAGTCGTATAAACTCTGCTGGGAATTTTACTTTAAATAGTCAAGAAAATGTAACTTCGGATTTTGTCTTTGTAAGAGCTAGAAACTCAGAATTTAATTATTCAGCAAATCCATCATTTATTTCGGGGTCTACAGGTGAAGTAATCTATAATGATTTTATAAATGCCCCCCAAACCTTTATTTCTACCATAGGAATGTATAATGATTCTAATGAATTATTAGCAGTAGCTAAATTAAGTAAGCCTCTTAAAAAAGACTTTACTAAAGAAGCCCTTGTTAGAGTTAAGTTAGACTTCTAATGAATGAGTTATTTAAAACCCCTCAACAGTACCGATATAGTAATAACCCCTTTTGAGGTTAGTAAGGCTTTTTCTTTTATTGGGAGAACAACTGCGGTTGGAAATGGATATGGGGGTGTAAATTATGGTACTGGTACCTATGGTGATGAAACTACTACTGGGAATACTATTAATATAAATAATATAGATAGATTTTTAGCAGTAGATACTACTCAAACTAATTTTTTCGATACTAATAGTGAACCTACTACGGGATATTCAACCTCATATTATCAAAAATTAGTATTTAATTCTATTAAACAACTATATTATTCTAATTTTACAACTTCATCTTTTGGGGATTCATTAGCAACTTCAAGTTTTGTCCCAGGAGTAAATTCTGAAGGGGATAGATTAGAAGGATCTAATTCATCTAGAGGTAGATTTTATAATTTCCCTCAAACAACCTTAACAGCTAGTAGGTATTTTCCTTCTGAGTCTGGGGCTTCTTTAGGGGTATTATCAGTGCCTTCACAATTATATGGAAACTATATACAACCCAGTAGTTTTAATTTAGTATTTGGAGACCCTGAAATTACAATAACGGATGACGGAGAAGGGAACTTATTATTAGATAATGATAATTGTGGTAATATTATCTATGAACAAGGGATAGCTATATTAACACGAAGTGCTTCTCTTAATTCTAGTGTATTTGCTAATAATTTTGTAAGTGCTTCTAATATTAGTTGTTCATTTAATTCTTCCTTTAACATATATGAAACCCAATATAAATGTACTCTCAGAGCTAATGAATATAATTATTCATTAAATCCTAGCTTATTAAAAAGCCATGGACAAAACAAAATACTAACTTCAGGAAGCAACGAATATAATAACTATGTAACAGGTTCTGATTTTAGTCCTTTTATAACTACTGTAGGGCTATATAATGAAAATCAAGAATTAATTGCCGTAGGAAAATTAGCTCAACCCCTTCCTACATCGCAAACCACAGATACCACCATACTTATAAACATAGATAGATAATCTCATGGCAAAACAATTAAAAAAAATATTTAGCGGAGGAAGTGACGAAGTAAAACAAGCTTTTACTATAAATTCGTGGCATGTATCACAATCTGTGGATGCCCTTACAGGAGCAGACGCTTATGATATTAGTATAAGTGGTAGTTTAGAAGTTAATGGTCCACTTGATTTATTAAATCAAGCAACTACTACAGGTCAAACTAATTTTTTAGTTTTAGATGGTAATACCGTTAAGAAACAAACAGGTGGAGCTAATGGTACCTCAGGAAGTAGTGGTTCAAGTGGTACAAGTGGAGCAGCAGGCACTTCAGGTTCTTCAGGTACTTCTGGAGTATCAGTTCAAGGTGCACAGGGTGCTACTGGAGCGAGCGGATCATCTGGTTCAAGTGGGTCATCTGGTTCAAGTGGGTCATCTGGTTCTAGTGGTACATCAGGCTCTTCAGGTACTAGTGGTAATACTTGTTATGAATACTCTGTGGTACCTAGTACTTCGGGGCAATCTACTTTAACATATTCTAGTTGTGAATGTAGTGGTGGGGATGCTACTCTTATTATATTACCTACCATAGATTGTAACTCTTCAACAGCATTTAGTGGTAATGTAGGATATCCTGTCCAACAACCTATTAATTTTGGAACAGATACAGGTAGTGTAGTTATAGCATGTGGTGCTTTTAGTGTTCCTGATAGATTTATTATGATTTATAATGGGCAAGTAGCTGCAGATAGCGGATATAGAGGAAGTACTACATATGACATTGGGGGAAGTAATAGAAACGATTTTACAGCATCATTATCCCAATCCTCTGATCCTGTTACAGGCCAACTATATCCATTTACTAACTCAGCTAATGAAAGTGATGGTTACCCAACTGTAATTTCACCAGGAAATACCAGTATTACTTTTGATAAAAGTATTTCTAATATAACATTTGGTGAATTAAAAGTATACGCACCTATGACTGGTACAGCTTGGAATGCTGATGTAGGATGTCCTAATGGTGCCATTCGCCCTATAGGTGATGACAATTATAGTGCTCAAATTTTTGCTACTAGCCCCCCAACAGTATCATCTGGGGAAACGGACGTTATTATATCTTGTTTAGGAATTGCAGGATCAGTTAGTACATTTCTTGTTCCCGCAAGTAGTGGTGGTGGATCAAGTACTGGAAATGGAAATAATGCTTATCTTAGAGCAACACAAACATCAGTATCTTTTAGTATAGATGAATCTTTTGGTTCAACTTACGTAATTGATACAGATGTTACTACAGCTGCTCCTGCTGATAATACAATTATGATTGCTGAGAATCCCACAGCTATAGGATCGTTTAAAATTAATACAGGAAGTGCACATAATGATTTCGCACTTAATAGTACTTTAAATAATAGTGGTTCTATTAGAATTTCAACAGCGGCTTGTGATTTTACTTTTAGCGACTTAGGTGTTGCAGAAAATGGAAGTTATATAACAGTAACTTACCAAACTAAAACACAGAACGTAGCAGGATCTTACGCAAAGAGTGCAGCAACTGTAGTTTTTGACATAAATGCTGCATGGTTTGAATATGCAGTTCCCCGAGGTTATAATGAATTAACAGTCTTAAATATGTCGGATACTATCGATACTCCATTTGTTTTAAGAGCAGGTAGTGATATGAATTTTGGAGATGATTCCATTTTAGAATTATATCAAGGTACTAATGGATCTATATTTAAACTTATGTACGCTTATGCCGAGGGTCATGCCTCTAGAAGTTTTGAAGATGGTATTAGTGGAAACGTTGTTGAAGTTACCTCATCCGCTACAGTTGGGGGATTTGCGGTTGCTAAAGTAACATGTTGGGCCTCAGGTAGTACTACTAAAGGATTATTAGGAGTTAAAGCAGATAGAATAATTTAATAATAAAACATGAATTGGTTATATAATGGAAAAGAAATCACGGACATATCACAATTCCCATCAGATACTTTTGGGTTTATATATGAAGTGATTACCCCTAAGGGGAAAAAATATGTGGGTAAAAAAGTTTTATACCACAACCAAAAGAAAAAACTTACTAAAGTAGAACTATCAGAACAGACGGGGCGTGGAAGGAGAAAAACCTTTAAAATAGTTCAAAAAGAAAGCGATTGGAAAAAATATATAGGATCAAATACTAAATTAAAAAATCAAATTGCTGAAGGAGAAGTTACGCTGGAAAATCTGAAAAAACACATTATTGAAATAGGTTTTAATAAAAAACATCTTACGTACTTAGAAACTAAATATCTATTTAAGCTTGAAGTATTAGAAAACCCAGATTTATATTATAACGATAACATATTAGGGAAATTCTTTACATCAGACTTTGCTCCCTAAATTAGGATTCGTATATTACCACCAATGGTAAATCAGTTACTAGTATCTTTAATGGACTCTGTCCTAGGCAAAGGTAAACAAACATCCAGGGGTAATCATGCTTACCACTGTCCTTTTTGTAAGCATCACAAACCTAAAATGGAAGTGAACTTTACAGAAAATAAAAAAGGACATAACCCTTGGCATTGTTGGGTGTGCAATACCCGAGGTAAGACTATCCCTAATCTTCTAAAGAAAATAGAAGCATATGATAAAATCGAAGAAGCAAAACGATTAATCCCTCAGGGCTCATTTGTTGAAGAAGTCATAGTAAAAAATAATTTATTTCTTCCTAAAGAATATATTCCATTTATAGATAAACCTAATAGTTTGATGGCCCGACACGCTCTTGCTTATTTAAAAACTAGAGGGGTTACTAGAGAGGATATGATTAAATATCATATGGGGTATTGCGAAACAGGAGAATACCAAAACATGGTTATTATTCCCTCCTATGATGCTATAGGTAATTTAAATTATTTTACGGCTCGCAGTTTTGAAAAAGAACCATATAGAAAATATAAAAACCCATCAGTATCTCGCGATATTGTGCCGTTTGAAATGTTTATAAACTGGAATAGCCCGTTAGTATTGTGCGAAGGACCATTTGACGCCATAGCCATCAAAAGAAATGCTATCCCGCTGTTAGGAAAAAATATACAAACCAATCTAATGAAGAAAATAGTTTCTTCTAAAGTCGAAAAAATTTATATAGCACTAGATAGTGATGCACTTAAATCATCACTCAAATTTTGTGAAAAGTTTATGAATGAGGGTAAAGAGGTTCATTTATTAGAAATGGACGATAAAGACCCTAGTGATTTAGGATTCAAACGTTTTACTGAACTTATTCAAAAGTCTACCCCCCTAACTTTATCTGGGCTTTTGGCTAGAAAATTAGCCCTATGAAACAAATTAAAAAACAATATGGTAGAGTATTAGAAATCTCTGATGACCATAAACAAATCACCCTCCCAGACGGTAGATATTACCAAAGAAATGGTGAATATTATCCATCAGTAACTTATGTATTAAGCCATTATCCCAAAGGTAAATTTTTCGAGGATTGGCTAAAAAAGGTAGGATACTCAGCAGATTATATTGTCAAAAGAGCAAGTGAAGAAGGTACACAAGTACATGAAATGATTGAAGATTATCTTAATGGTAAGGAATTATCATTTTTAGAACATGGCATCCCTATGTATGCCCCTAATGTTTGGCAAATGTTTTTACGCTTTGTTGATTTTTGGGAAGAATATAAACCTACTCTTATTGAAGCAGAAATTCATCTATTTTCAGACGAATTAAAAGTAGCAGGAACCTGTGATATGGTTTGTGAAATAAATGGTGAGTTATGGGTTATAGATTTTAAAACATCTAACCACCTTCAAACAACATATGATTTACAAACTGCTATGTACGCTAAATGTTTTGAGGAATGTTTTGGTAAAAAAGTAGATCGTACAGGGGTATTATGGTTAAAATCATCCAAGCGGGGTCCTAAAAAAGATAAGATTCAAGGTAAAGGATGGGAAATGTATGAATCCAAAAGAACCCAAAAAGATAATTTAGACATCTATAGAGCAGTCCGTACTTTATTTGATATAGAAAATCCTAATCATAAACCTGCTTTTACTGAATTCCGAACCACAGCTAAAAGAAATTTGTAATATTTATAACAAATATTCTACTGTGAAATTATACGATATACTAAAAGAAATACAAGGTAAACCTAAAGCTATTATATTAGCAGGAGCCCCTGGAGCTGGAAAGGGGTATATTTTAAGGGGTTTAGATTTAGAAGGTTTAAAAGTATTAAATGTAGATGACATTTATGTCCCTATGTTAAAAAAAGCTAATATAACATTAGACTTAAAAAATGCTACCCCCGAAGAAAGAAGCAAACAAGCAATTGCTATGGGTGCTGCTAATAGGGAATTTAAACAAGATGTAGCTAATACTATTGAAGGAAAGCAATCTTTCATATTAGATGGTACGGGAGCTTCATTTAAACAAACTTCTAAGTTAAAAACCGAGTTAGAAGAAACAGGATATGAAGTATTTATGTTGTATGTTTATACTGATTTAGAACGATCCTTAAAACAAAATCAGGACCGATATGAAAAATCAGACGGTAAAGATAGAAGTTTAGCACCAGGTATTGTAATGAAAACTTGGAAAGAAGTAACTCAAAACTTTAAGCCTTATAAAGATTTATTTGGTTCTAATTTCACTTCTGTAGCTAATACTTTAGAGGATCAAGAAATTTCTAATTTAGAAGATATTATTAATATATATCTTACTCCTTTTGACCCTAAGGGCACTAAACCTAAAACACCTAAAGAACAAGCTAGATCGGATGCTCGAAAAGCTAAAGACGCTGAAGAAATAAGAGCTATGTTAAATGATAAATTCATAAAAGATATAGTGAACAATTCAGTATCTAAAGAAGAAGCTCAATCTAAATTAAAATCTTTTTTAGCATGAACAATTTAGTTAAAGCATTAATAGAGGGTATTATAAGTGAAGAAGAATCTTCTAAGAAAAAAATAATTGGGATGTTTGGTGGAGGTTTTAAACCACCAACAGCAGGTCACTTAGAGGTAGTAAAACGAGCTTTACAAGAAAATCCTGAAATGGATGCCTTAATTATATTGGTGGGTAGCGGAACTCGGAATTCAATTAGCCAAGAAGAATCACTTGCTATTTGGAATATATATAAAAAATCCCTTCCTAATAAAGTAAGAGTAATGGCATCCCCAGATAATAAACCCCCTATCGGTGCTATATATTCTTATGCTAAAAAAAATCCTGATAAAGAAATTTATTGGTTTATAGGTGCTCGAGAAGGAAATGAAGGAGATTTCCAAGATATAGCAGATCGTACTAAATCACTTCGTAAAGGTGATTACTCAAATATTAAAGTTAAAGAAATAATAACAGGTGGATCTGTCAGTGGTACTAAAGCTAGACAGGCATTATTAGCTAAAGATAAAGAAACATTTATTCAATTTCTCCCAAATATCCCTGAAATAGATGAAATTTGGGATATGCTTACGGATGTAGTTAAAGAACGAATTAATTTTACCCCTGATTTTATAACACAGGGTGATGTAGATTTTGTAGATGATATGGCTGATAGAAAATTATCTCCCATAGACATAGATCTTTCAGGTAACCATTTTTTTGATAGGTTAAATGACCCTAGAAACTACCCAGACATATCAATTGAAGAATTAGAAGATTTTTTTGATAAATTATCCGATGAAAAAGAAGATTTTATTGAATTTCTTAAAAAGTATAAAGATGTAGTAGTAAAAGATACGGAAACTAATATTA